ACCATCAGTCAATTCATTTAACCCTAATGTTTGTCTAATTAGGTCAATGTTTTGATTGATTAAAGTCCAATACTCTTGTATTGAATTACCTACTCCACCCGCCAATTCTTCTACAGCTTTCATTCTGATTTGCTGATTGTTCATATTGACTGAACGGGTTACTAATACCCCTCTTTGGAAGTATAAGTCAAGGATATCATATGGAGTCATTTTCTCTCCACCACCTGTAAGACTAATTTCTTCTAAAGCAGCTAAGTCAATCATGAAACCATGAGGAACGGCTGTATTTAGTTCGTGTTGTAATCTTGCGTATGCTAATTGTATTGAGTCAGCGTAAGGAATAATAGCTTCCATACGGCTGAATGTTTTCATATCATAAAAGTCAGATGCACATAAATGATAGCTTGATTTAATACGAGCTATATTTAATGGGTCTCTTTTCATATCATACATACGACCATAGTCAAAACATAAGTCAGTACCTACAACCCATTTTACTCTATATCCACCTTGTATTTGTTTTCTTTTATATTTTTCTTTCTTATTATTATAATCTTCAAATGATGCTTTACCAAATATTACATTACCTCTTTTATCTACCCTTTCTTCTCTAACTAATTCGTCAGTAGAGTAAATTTCTAAATCTAATACTTGAACCTTTCCTTTATTCCAAAAGTCAGAATAACTACCATAGTAAGCATTACCAAGTGGAGTTGCTTGTCTCCATTGGTTTGAGTTAGCATACATATACAAGAACTTAATGTCATCTTCAGATAACTCGCCATTACTCATTGGTATTAATTGAGCAACAGGGGTTTCTACAATCTCCCCAACATATCTTAAATCTCTAAAGTCAGGATAAGTGCAATAGTTTAATAGCATCCTTCTTGGGTCAACTCTTCTAACGCCAACAAGGTCGCCATCTCTATAGTCTTTATATGAAGCAAATCCGTAGTCAAATAAATCTTGCAATACTTGTCTTCTTAAAGAAGGATAATCATTTTGAGAAAAAGTTAATTCTACAACTTGTTCTGCTTCCATAGCAGCATTATGACGAATACCTAACTCTAATACTTGCATTCCATCTAAATCATCAGGTTCACCAGCTTCTTGTGCCACGACAGGGGAATCAGTTAAATCTTCCATACCCATAGACATCATAGCCTCTCTCATTGCAATTTTAACCTTAATCTTCTTTAGCTTTTCATCTACTTCAGATGCAGCAAAAGCGTCAATAGGATCTATTTGTATATCATAGTTTTGTTTCTCTAACATACTCAAAGCTATTCGTCTAAACTTTGGTATAATAGGTAAAACAGACCAATCTACAACTAATGTGTTATTTGTAGGGTCTTGGTCAGGAGTTAATATCTTTTTGTATCTATCAGTAGCTTGACGACCTTGTGCATAAGTTTTAACCCACTCATACTTGTCTCTTGAACGCCAACCAATACTACCAAATGGCGTATCCCCATAAGCAGAAAATGCTGCTCTTGCATACTGAAGCAACCAAGGCTTTTCTCTTTTCTTTTTTGGGTCTATGTTTTCATCAGGAAACGAAACTCCAACTGATGACATTACTTGCGGTGATTCCATATTTACTGCCCTCTCGGCTTTTAAATTATCTTTATAATACGCTCATTACTAAAACCTGAGCTTACCAAATTTAAATGTTTTGTTTTGTTTACCCCTCATGAAAGGTAAATAATCTTCTATTTTAGCGTCTTGTTTTCTTTCTCCTGTGGCATATTGAATATTAACCATCATAATTAAAGCATAGCCAAAAGCCATAGCAGCGTCAAATTTAGTTGTATTGCCTGGGTCAAACTGTAGCCAATCTTCTATAAGTTGTTCAAATTCAACAGTATCTATATTATCTTGAATGAATTGGTCTGTTATTTCAGCTATGTAATTATTGTTCATTGTAGTTGCAGCTATCCCAGGTTCTGTTTTGCCAGGAATAGTATATGCAAAACTTTTATAATCTCTTGCCTCAAAGTATCTCAATATCCCTGGTTTTTGATTCTCTATTAACCCATGGATACCATAATAAACCAAAGCCATCAATACATCTTCATAAAACTCCTCAGGATTGCCAGGTCTATTTACATAAAGCAATACAGGTCCTTTATCGTATTTAGTAGGTATTAAAGGATTGTATTTTTTCATTATACAAAATGCTCCATTAGACATTCTTGACCTATGGCCATCAGATACTTCTTTATGGTCATAAGGGTCACATCCTGCTGTATAGTTGCTGTTATTTAATGGCATCCAACCTTGAAATGTTTTCTTCACTAAGTTGGTTTCATGTTCTATAGGCAAATAACTAATTAAGAATTTGCCATTAGGGTTTTCCAGGAATATAACTTTAGAATCTTTAACTCCATTTTCCCAAGCAAAGTTACCTTTAACTAATTTAGGATTAGTCCATTTAAGCAAATCTAATCTATCATTTAGTTTAATAGGGTTGAACTTACACAAAGAAGAATCAATTTGAAATGCTTCTTTTTCGTCTAATGGTTCTTTTCTTTTTGCAGAAGATAAAGCCCTTGGGTCATCTCTTAGTGCAAGCCTTTCTTCTAATATTTCTTCTCTTGCTAAATCTTTATTGGCAACCCCATATTCATCAATATATCTTGTTTCATCTGCAGGCGTAAAGAATCTATACATACCTGTACGAGTTCTTTTTCCTACTTTTTCTAATTGATTAGAACCTTTCCACAAATCAAAGAATTCAGCACCACCACTTTCCATATCTTCTACGGTAGTTGTATGGAGAGCTTTTCCTATGATTCTACCTTGGTCGTCCATAAGACAAAACCTAACAACGTCCCAACGTCTATTAACATTAACCATAGTTGTTTTACCAACCTCATCTCCAATATATATACCAAGCTTCTGTCCGTCATAAGCACCTTCAACAGATGACTTAAAATCTACGCCTGACATCAACTCATCTTCTTCTATATTAATCTTACCACTATTAAACTTTAACCCTGTTGCTGGCACTTTACCTGTGTTAGGCAAATCACTTACAGGTTTAAAGAAAGATACTAACTTTCTATATGGATTTACAATGGCCTTTCTAAAGACTTGCTTGGCATCATCATCCGTTTTGGATTGAATACCTGCCAAGAAGTTTTCTGACCGAGAAGCTGCCTCTAATGCAATACAACCAGCTCTATATGTTTTACCACTACGACGCTTTGTAACTTCGGTTAACCCAAAGCAAGTATCATCTTCTACTGCATAATCCCATGCATAAAAGAATTTTCTATCTACATCTCTATAACGAGGTAACCCAATATCTAAATGATAACAAGATAAATAAAACCAATGGATACCTGTTATATATACATCTTCATTATTACTTCTAAACCAATGGCCACTCAATCTTCTTATCCAGCAATATTCTTTAAACTCTTCTAACTCTGGGTGAATATATTGAGGGTCTCTCTTTCTTTTCTCTATCTCTTCCTGTTCCCATTTTGGAACAAGTTCAAATCTTTTATCTATTTGCCAATAGCAGTATTTGTTTTGGGTAGACCTTCTTTCTATACCTGCATACTCTTCTTTTTTAGTAAACGGATTATACAAGAAACCCTTTCTTGGCAAATAGCATTTAAGCCCTTGTACATCTACTAATTGTCCACCTGTATCTTTAATCATTATTTAAGTTTTTTGGCAATAGCTTCAGGAGTAAATGCCATACGAGTATCGTGTTGGTCTTTTAATTCTTCATCTCCTGCAAACAATCTGATATATAAAGAGTCAATCTTTTCAATCATATCTCCCATTTGATTAAGTAGTTTATTTTTAATCTCAACTGCTTTTAATATATCTATTTCTTTACCTGTATCGTCATCTTCAATTTTCTTTCCAACTCTTTCAGCATATTCTACAAATGTAGACTCAAGGCTGCAAATTAAAACCCATACCCTATTATTAACTACATTAGTTAAGAAACTAATAGCTAATTCATAGTTAGGTTCTACCATTAGACCTACTTCTTTCTTTGCCCATTCTTTCCTTCTTTTGATATCACTAAAGTCTCTTACCGCAGGACTTCTAAAATCATACATCCAAGACAGATACCTAAACTGTTTGTTTAAGTCAACAAAGCCAATTGATTGAGGCACAACTGATTGCAAGTTTGGATAAGCTGCAATAATATCTCCATCAACCATAGGGTTAATAATCATTGCACTTACTTGTTCTTTTGTATATCTACTCGTTGCCATATCCTACAATTAATTCTTTATCCATTATCATTCTACTTCTTCCATCAGGGAACTTATAATAACTTCTAAACATTTCATTAAAGTATAGCTTAGCACCAGCAGCTACATCTAAATCACCTGATACAAATTCCCCACAACCTTTTAATACTTTAGATTGAATAGAATCAGGAATAATTAAAAATGATGATTTCATTTCTTCCCCTTTGATATCATCCATTATTATCCACTTACCTAATCCTTCCCATTCTGTTTCTCTTTTAACAGCAAGTATCATAAATTCTTCTGCTTCCCATACAACTTCATTATTGTATCTCTTAACCCTATTGTAGATTCTTTCTTCTCCAATAGTATAATAGTCAGCTACCATTAAATAGCTGACCATTACTTCATCACCTTCTTTTATATTATGAGGGAATCTTCCGCCTACGGAATGAACTATTGCAGTTGTTACTGCCCATTGTTCAGGTTCAAATGAAGGGTCAATATATAACTCTACTCCATTTTGTGTTTTAATTGTTGTTTGTAGTGCCTCTGGAATTGTAACGAATACATTAGACCCTACAGGCTTCATACTGTTTTGTGTTTCCATTGTTTGTGTGTGTTGTGTTGATTCGCAAATATACGGAAATATCCGTTATTATACTATTTCTTTTTCATACGGCCAGCAATAGCTTTTTTTACCATAGCTGCTTTACCATACTTTTTCATTCCTACTTTAGCTGCAATTGCTGCACCTATTTCTTTTGCTTTAGCAGGAGACTTACCTTTTTTCATGTATTCTTTTGCTGCACCTTTTGCCAATGCTTTGAATCCTACTTTAGTTGCTTTTTTCTTTTCCATTATATATTTGTTTTAAAAGTTACCTACCTTGACCTCTATACTTCTTTGGACGAGGTGTATGTTTATTATACGCCTTCTTTGCATTACCTCTTTTTCTATCCCCAAAAGTTACTTTGTTTGAATTGCTGATTTGTTTAGCCATTAGCTTTTTTCTTTAATGTTTGAACTGTTTTATCTGAAAGTAATTTTTTAGTTGTTGCACCTGTAACAGCAGCTGCACCTATTTTATTTAAAGAATTCACAATTTTACTATAATCAAATTTATTTGCATCTGTAATATATGGGTGATTTTCTTTAGCAAAATTAGTCATAATGCTTTTTATTTCAGGTATATCTTTCTCTGTATATACTCTATTGCCAAGTTTATCTCCAAGTTTCATTCTAAGTTCATGTTGAACAGCTTCTTGTTCTAACTCTTGGTCTGTATCTAATCCTGACCAAGCATCCTTTAATATTTTTCTTTCTTCAGGTGTAGACGGGTTTCTAATGCTTCTACTATGACCTAATTCATGAATTGCAGCATCATATGTTTTTTTATAATCTTGACCTTTTCTAACTATTGCTAAATCATTTAAATCTCCAATATCTTCTGCAAGATATCTTCCTTCTGCTCCATTTTTAGGAACTAAAGACTCAAGAGTTTTACCTTTTAAACTTTTATCATCTTTTTGTATTAATTCATATAGTTGTTTAGCTTTAGGATTGTCTGGAAACATTGCTTCTGTATTAGTTATATCAAATGTTTGTCCAGGTCTAAATTGCTGCATTTTAGCTTTATTATATGGAGATTTAGAAAATGTCAATGCGTCTCTATTTGCATCTGCTAATGCTCTTACATCTTCTGGTAAATTATTAGGCACATATACTTTATTGCCAAATAAATCTTTTTGAACTAATTCATCTTTTACTTCATTTTCAACATTGCTTTTAATAATGTTTTTTAAAGCTTCAGGTGCACCTTTTTCTTCAAATAATCTTAATAATGCTTTACCAGCTCCAGGAGCTTCTAATACAGCAGCTATATCAGCTACAGGGATACCAACATTTTCTGCCCAAGCATTTAATTTTTCGTTTGGAATAGATGCTGCCAAATCTCTTTGTCTTGATTCTTTTTCTAAATCTGCTCTAACTTTTTCACCTACATTTTTATAAACAGGTGCAGGACCTGCATCATTAATAAATTTTTTTTGGCTTTCTTGTTTTCTTTGCAATTGACCAAGAAACATCTTATATGCTTCTTTAGACGCTGGGTTTTCTTCAGGTCTTGGTTTTGCTTTACTTGTATTATCTACAGCATTAGCAGCCTGCTTAGGCTTAGGCATATTAGCCAATAATGTTTCAATTTGTTTTTTAGATAATTTATTTGCCATTGTTAATTTTTAATGTATGGTTTGTACTGTATTTAATATCATTTGAATCATAATGACGAACTCTTCCATCGTCCTTATTTGCCACCACCCATATTGTATTTTGATGTATTCCATAATCTATCATTAATATTGCGATGCCTTCTCCGTGGGGAGTATCAACCCATATAGTAGATTGAAACTCGTGGATAGTTGTCATTACTTTTTCTTTTTAGCAGTTGATTTAGTTTTAGCAGATGATTTAAATCTTTCTCCTTTACCTGAAGTTTTACCTTCTCTATACACTTTAGATTTAGTACTCCATAAATCGTGATATGCCCAATGGCCAGCAGTTAGTTTAGAACTGTTAGCTTCTTTAGCGTGACGTTTCTTATATTGTTTACGAGCTTCTGGGCTATAGTTAGAACTATATCCTTTAGCACCATAATGGACAATCTTTTCTTTGCCATTAGCACAAGCTTTAACCACTCGTTTATGTTTACCATCTGTATCAGCCTTAGGCTTATTACAAGGCATTTTTGATTTATCTAATTTTGCTTTTGCCATTACATTCTTTTTTTAGCCATTTTAGATTGAACTTTAGTCTTTACCTTATTAGGTAATTTTTTACCTTTAGGGGTTTCTTTTTCCCAACGCTTAGCCATCTCTGGTTTGTTAGCGTACATAAATCCTCGTTGTGCTTTACTTTTAAATGGCATAATTATAATTTAAAAAATTCACTATATAAATTAGATATAGTTTCAGCTATACCTTGATTTGCTTTATTGCAAGAATCTGAAATTCCACTTTTAATCTCATCAACAGTATCAACATCTAATACTGAAGATATATCAACAAACGAAATACCATTATAACTAACTGTAATTTTAACAGCTTTTACATCAGGTATTTTTTCCCCTTTCTTTTCAAGCTCAGCTATTTTAGCAAGTATTTCTTTAGCTCGTTCAAATGTTTTTTGGTCCATAATTAATATTTATCTAATACATATTTTCTTTTAATATACCTTGCCCTTCTCATTAATGCACTATCTAAAGAACTACTTATATCTTCAAATGCTTTTCTCAAGCCTTCATTATATCCAAACAATTGGTTATTAGCCATAATAGCAATATCCAATCTTTCTTTCAAACTATCAATTATAGCTTTATTCCCAACTTTGCTAAGTAAGAATAGACTATCAATTTGATTTTTTTGAGTATTAATTTTTTCATTGTAGTTATAGAATTTAGTGTTAATATCTTCCGCTTGTGACTTCAATAATAATACGACCGTATCTCCATTAATTATTTTTGTTTTCGGATACGATTGGCTTAAGCTCAAATGGCTTACCAGCAACATCATCGTCATCACCATTAATCTTTTCATTGAGTTTTATATTTTCTTGTTTTAATTCAGTTACTACAATTTTAAAACTATCGCAAGCTTTCTCTGCGTGCTTTAGCTCACCAACACGTTTTTCTATAAACTGACTATTTTTTTTTACGGTTACGGTAACCATAGAGTCAATATTTATAGAATGCCATCCTTTAACTTCGTGAGATCGGATTGCTTTCTGTGCTGTTATAGAGGTCAACATTATTAATATTAACCCAAGTATAACAAGTGTAATTATTGCTGCTGCTTTATTTGGTTGCATTGATAATTGCTTGTTGTGCTATGATGTTATAAATAATTGAGTCTTTCTTATCTACTGTCTTTTGAAGATTACGATTGTCTTCAATGCAGTTATCAATACCTTTGCTTGAACCAGCCTTCATATCTTTGTATACATAGATAATACCAAATACACAAAGGAAAGCTACCGCTGCTATTGGGTACTTTCTAAATTGATTAAAACTAACAGGTAGTTTAACAGCACCTGATGCTGTGTCTACTACCTTTTTAGTCGCTGTTTTTTTAGTTGCTGGTTTCTTCGCTTGAGTCATCAGTTTTGTTTTTCTTTCCAAAATATCCATCAATAGCTTTTTCAACTACTTTCAACCCTAATAGAGCAGCAATCAATAAAGTTACTGAATATACTAAAGCCTCAGATGGAGCTACATGTTGCTCGCTAAAGCTATTATGGTATAGGGTTACACCCAATAGAATACCTAAGAATAAAGCAATCAAACGCTTCATTGAAGGAGCATCAGGTTTATCTAAAAAGAAACCTGCTATAAAGTTTATTAATTTCTTCATTATACAGTTGGTTTAACTACATCAATAACTACTACATTACCTGGATATAAAAATTCTAAAACATCTTGAACTTCCATAATAGACAATGTTTCACAAGGGATAGTTGAATACTCATCTGGAGTAATATCACAAGTAATTAATTGATTGTAAGAAGATACAGTTGCTACTTCTGATTTTCCTGACTCATATGCTTCTTTGTTAACAAATGTAGAAATACCTATTTGAACAGGAATGCTACCTTTTTTTTCTTGGAATGATTGAGTTAAGAACTCATTGATTACAACTACTGCACCTGCAGGGATATTTAATCCTGTTGTTGTTAATACTTCTGCGTTGATTTGTAAAGCTTTCATTTTATATGTTTAATTTATAGATTATAGATTTGTGTGGGTGTATTTATGCCAAGCTGTGCTATCCCAAAATGCTAATACATTTTGTGTAGTAGAATAAACATGTAAACCTGTAGCAGGAGCAACAATAGAAGTAATTTGAGCATCAGTCATTCTTGGAAATAAAAATCCACGAGTAGTAGATTCCATTTGAAATAATGCTGAAGCATCTACACTATTAATACCCATTGTTACTTGACCTGTACCATACATATTAAATAAGTTAAGTGTATCAGCACTATTTCTTAATCTTAATACACTATCTGATGTAGTAGCACCACCTGCTTGAACATGAAGTCTAGCAGCAGGAGAAGATTGTCTAATACCTACATTACCATTATCTAATACAGTTAAGTTATTAATACCACCTGATGTAGTTACTCTCAAACCATAAGTTGCAGATGTTGTACCTGTACCTTGGATATATAATCTTGCAGCACCTGGTGTTGCAGTCCCAATACCAATGTTGCCTGTTGTTCCTAAAAATAGACCTGTTGAACCACCAACACCATCGGTCATTTCTTTATTTGTTGCTCCACCTATAGTATTATCAGCATATTTAAATAAACTCTGATATGTGGATTGAATTGTATTACCTGTTAAAGTTGCCATTGTTTTATATTTTTAAAATTTTTAATCCCAATTAAATGCTGCATTTTCCCATTTCATTGTTGCGTTTTCCCAAAGCAAACCACTTGTAACTCCAGCTAATTCTTCAGCATTAATAAACAATTTAACTAAAGAACAAGTAGATGTACTTGATACATACTTTATTTGAATTGGTAAAAATTGTCCTGTAGTTACTCCAAAAAAAGTTACAATAGTATTTGTACTATCACCTGCCATTATCACACTTAAGTTACCAGCACCACCAACATAAACCCCACCACTTCTTGTAATATATGTATTGTATAATATTTGATTAGGTCCTGTAATAGGACCCGCTATTACATCATAAGCTGTAATAGGTTGAACATTTATATCTCTTAAAAAACTACTCATTATCAAATGGGTTAAATGTTGATTCTTTTATATTTATATATCTACCTATACTATCTTTATCTAATAAAAATAAATAATCTGGTATTTGTATATTATCTAATTCTTGTTTGCTTATATAATACTTTTCATTTTTATTTATTACACTAAATAACCAATTACCATCAAATGTAAAATTTTTATTATTTATAATATCTGCTATATTTTTATTTATTTCAAAATATTTCATTACAAAGACCTTTTTAAATAGTTATTATAATTATTCATAATTCCAATTAATTGTCCAACTTCAAAATCAGCTAATATTTCTCCAATTGAAATACAACTTAATAACCTTGTAGAAGGACTGTAAATATTTATATTAATTCCATCAAATGTACCTGCTAATGCAGATATATATATTGGACAATCTGGAACCCCATTATATGGACTTGAAAAATTTGTTATAGCGCCATTTTTATATGTTTTTAAAGTTCCACTTGAAGTTCTTGTCATACCATATATCAAATTTGTTGGCAACCCGTCATTTAATACATCATTTGAACTGTTTATAGCAAAACGTGTAGAAATACTTGGATTAGTATTTAATGGACTTATTGCAGTAAATGTATTTGCAAGAGGTCTTTGACTACCTATAGAATAATCATTTACTAAATCCGATTTGCCTTTTATGGATGCCCCAACATAACTTCTATAATTTATGTTATCACAATATTGATTTGAATTTCTTTGAAAAATATGAGGATAATTTCCCCATGATTCCAAAGCTAAATTAATATTTGTATTATATGCTCCACCTTGAGATGAAACTCCAGATGACCATTGTAACTCACTTCCCAATTGAATTAAATTATATGGACCTGTTGGATTCATAAAGTTTAATCTATAGCATTGTGCATTTGCTGCATTAACATCTACGTTATAAGGAACTTTTTGATATGCCGTAGGTGCTCCAAAACCTGCATTAAATACATTTGAACTATTACCTTCTATTTGTAACCCATATATATAAACCACTTCTCCATTAGTAGGTCCAGAATAAAAATTACCTGTTGAATTACCTATTAGCCAAACTCTATTAAGATATACATAAAAAGCAAGGTAATTAGGATTAGTTGCTGATGCTTTTATATAAATAGAATAAGTCATAAATGCTGACTTAAACCATACTCTATAATAACCATTAGGTGCAGCTATAACTCCTGATTCATTTACGTTTACTGTTGTTGTACTTATATTAAATGTAGTTGCATCAATAATAATGCCAACAGGGTTTGTTTGACTTGCATTTGAATATGTTTCTGCATTAGAATTATAACCCATCATCCAATAAGCACCAACATTGTTCAAATAAACAGTTGAAGCGGCTGATACTGGAAAACTCATTTGATATGTTTTTGTACCACCATCAGGGTTAATTTCTGATGTACTAACCGAACCATTTAACCCATTAGCATTTACAATCATTCCCATACCTGCATCAGACATATCTTGAGTTGAACTACTTGTAGTCCAAACACCATTTCTATACTTTTGAATAAAAGGATAAAATGCTTTTATTTTAGATTGTATTGCTGAGTTCTGGATATCATCAGATAACAATTGAATTGCAGTTTGTTGCACAGGGTCAGTTATCCCACTTACTGCAATAAATGCAGAAGCCAATGTAGGTGGAACGTATGGACCTTCAATAGCTATTGATGCGCCAGATGAATTTTGTATTCCTAAATACATAGATTAGAATAAAGCTATTAAATTAGTTGCACTACTTGTGCTTGAAATATAAACTACTTGAATAGGTAAAAATGTACCTGCCGTAACACCAACAAATGAAACTAAAGTTCCAGTTGAATCACCAGCCATCTTAACGACAACTGTTCCGCCACCACCAACATATATTCCACCTACTCTATCTAAAGTAGTATCAAAAGCTACTTGGTTTGTACCTGGCACAAATACTACAGGTTTAGCCACTATAGCTTGGTAATTTACGTCTCTTAAAAATGAAGCCATTTTAAATTATTTTATAATGTTATAATACGCTCCTATATCCTCTTACCATTATAAAACATATTAGGGTTAATCTCAAATACATTATCATCATCTGTAGTTTTAATCACATTTGCTTCTATAAGGCTTTTTAAACCTCTCATTACATCTCGCTTACTCTTATATCCACAGAACTCTTTACACCGCTCAGGATGGAAAAAGAATTGGGTTTTTGACTTCTTTAGGTAACCCAATATATAGCATAACACCACAACACCACTTGACGGTAACTGAGACAAGGCAATAATGCCCTCACTATATAGCTTTATGAAAGGTAGGCTATCTAACTTCTTATGGGTTGATACATCACTCAACTCCATCACCTCACCTGTTGCATTATCTACAACAATTCTATCCTTACCTTTAGCCACTACTTGGCGAATTCCTTTTAATTCCATAATATGCAAATATACACCTAATTTACAATTTTTGTCACAAAAGTGGACAATTTATGTAAAATGCTATATTGAGAATCAACTACTTATAACTCTTTCTTTCTTAATATAAAGAAGAGATACATTTTTGATATAAAAACATAGGGCTAAATTGAGGCAACCCTATGGCAAAAATCGAGGGGATTGATATTCTTGATGGGACACTATAATATATACGCTACGTTGTTTCCCTATGGGAAAATGACATTTCTTTACCGAGTAGGTTCTACGAACCTAATTTTTTTTTACTTTCAATTACATAGTAATTGACTTAATTGGTCACCTAACTTAATGTTTTACATTAATTATCTGCTGTAAGGTATTGATTTTCAATCAATGACAAGCACCTTCTTCAATTCCCTATCTTTAGGTAAAACCTAACTGCTTGAATTTCAGTAGTATATGCGTGGGATACCAATGTTTTTTTTGTGTAGGTGCAATTCCTTCCTATGCGTGTGTGTGTAGTAGGTTCGCCAAACTATGCTTGTTTGTGCCACCGAAATCGTCGCAAACTCAATGCTGTATTGGTTTTCATCGTTATTGCCCCAATAGTAGAAACCAAAATTTTAACCAACAAAATCCAAACCTATGAAAACAGCAAACAATTCAAAAACAGCAAAAAATTCTTTAACAAACAAAAACAAACAAACTATGAAAAAACAAATTGCACCTGCAAGCGAAAAAACTACTAAAGTAGTTAGCGAAAAAACTACTAAAGTAGTTAGTCAATCTTTCTTAATTCCTACTGAAGATAAGAAATCTTATCTTGACAAGAAAAAAGCATTTGTAAATGCTTTTAAAGATGAAATTGGTGGTTTATCTTCAATGATTAAATTTGCCTTAACCAATACCAAAGGTATTGAATATGTAAATTGCTTCGTTGATTTTAATAAAAATCATTGGATTAATCCTAACAATCCAAAGGATTTAAAAGTAGGAATTGACAATTTAAAATCAATTATGCCTGAAGAAATAAGATTTCTTACCCAAAGAATTGATAACGAAACAATAGTTTGTTTTGACAAAGATGGCAAACCAATGTTAAGACAAAGATTTTCAATTTCTCAATTTGAAAAATGTTTCAAATTGTTTTATGAAAATTTAGCAAAACAAAATGAAATTGCTAAAGCAAATGTTAAACAAACAAAAGGTGCTAAAGCACCTGTTAAAAATCAAATTAGCAATAGCAAAAAAGTAAAAGCATAAATGCTTTATTGAATAAGATTAGGGGGCAATGCCCCCTTTTCTTATTTTACCTTAGGAATAAACTTTAGTTTATTGCCATAGTTTTCGGTAACTAATAAGGTACTTATTATTAAGTCCAAACCCTTCGCAATGTTGGGAGTAGTGCAATACTACAAAATTGGATAGTCGTTCATAAATGCACCAATGCACCCGTTAGTTAAATTTAGGCATGCCCGAAGCAAAAGTAGGGACTAAATGGATATTGCAACGAGTATGAATATGCTCGGTTTATGTACTATGTTCATCCACTAACATAGTCGGTTTGTAGTCGCAATGATTAAGCAAGTCGTAAAGTGCAAGCATGCCAAAGGTATGCCTATGCCGAATGGATAGCAAAAGTAAATTGGCAATTCAATTCCTTTGCTAAATGCACCTACTATGGCAATTGCCGAGCAATTCGGTGAGCGTTACCCATAGGTGACATGAGCAATTCAGTGAATTTATCAATTACTTTGTATCCATAGATTAGAACGAAGAAACGGATAACATTATATATTTCCATATATTACAGGCTTTATGCCAATGTTCGTTACCCTATTGTTAGTCGTAAGATTGTAACCCAAAAACAGATGTTGTAAAGGTTAGGGCGTTTTGTAATCTATGGGGCAAAATTGACATGGGATTTCACCCAATTATACTATGCTGTGGAAATGATTTTAAGTAAGGATAGGGTAATTCAGAATTGTTGGGCAAACTATGCCCAAGGGACTTGTTTTACAAGTGGTAACATTCGTTTATCCCCCCTATTCTCTCACCAAATTCCCTAAACAATGAGTAACAAATTCAAAAAACAATTGCAGGAATTAGACCAATTAATGAAAGTTGCCGAGCAAGTACGGAAAGAAACCCGTATGGAACAAGCAAGGATGAGAGCCCAAGGTGTGACCAAGCTCGTAGGAATTCTGGATAAGGTGGCACCTATCCTAATTGAACCAATGCGAAACAATGATATTCGCCTCAATGCTTCTGTCCATAATGCCTTAAGGAATAACCAATACAAAACCAAAGGTAAGAAGATAGATGTATTGAATAATTTAGAAACTTTAAACTTTGTCTAACCCTGTAAATAAAAACCCTATGAAAATTGTTGTAATTCTTTTGGGCATAATTGCCCTTATGTTGTCAATCAAAGGCGTGTCTCTGATGCAGAACGCAAAGGATATGATTGAGTTAGGTATGGGCTTTATCGCCATATCAGAAGGATTGTGTTTAATTGTAGTAATGAGAGCAATTGAGCGTAACCGAGAGAGGATAATAGATTTATTTGAGTAATTTCTTTCTTTCTCACTATCATCTTTCTTTCTTTTATGGAACAATTTATCATTGTTTTGTCGCTAACAGGTATCATTTTGTGCCTGTTTTTTTATGTCGCTACCGAAACGACCGATTGGGAAGGTAATGACGATTTTTAAACCTCAAAAACCCCTTTTTTATGGCAAAATGTGCCCTTTTTGTACTGATTTTAATGATTTTTGCGTCCTGTACTGCTCAAAAATGCGTATGGGGTAAGGGCGATGGCATGAATTCCCATTGTCAAAACAAATTTTCTTATCATAAACCCCCCTTTAATTTTAATTAGAATATGGAAACTACTTGTGAAAAATTACCCAAATTCCGACCATTGAGCGAACCTGTATCGTTTATTGAAAACATATTAGGCAAGGACTTTGATTGGGAAGATTTAAACCCTATTCATTTAGAGGTAGATGAAGAAAATAGCACCTGCTATCAAGTTTATGAGTATTTTGGTACATATGTACTTGAAATAGAGCAGGCCGAAGGTGGTGCTTGGGTAGGTCATAACAATTGTTGGTACTGGCAAATAGACCACAATACTACTTGGACAGAAATTTCATTAACTAACGCTTAAAATAAATCAATATGGAAAACAAGTACAAACAAATTGAAGATTTAGGACCTGAATACGATTCAGCAGGATTTAGGGAAGAAGATAGAATTGTAAATGGGCAATACATGGTTATTTGTGAACATAGTTTCATAGATATAAACAACGATGGTTTAGAAAAATGTCGCTTCTGTAACCAACTAAACGAAGAATAAACATTTCACTCAATTATTAATCATTAATTAACCCTTAAAACAAAACAAGATGGAACAAAAAACAATTTATCAAGTAGTAATGTGGGACTCTTATCTTGGAAATTCAGGACTTGAATTTAGAGATTCTGTACAAAGTCATTGGGAGTCAATAGAAGACGCATATAAAATGGCGTTAAGTTTACAGCGAGAATATACCTATCAAGAAACAACAGAAGGTACTGATGAAGAATTACAAACCTATTTTGTTGTACAGAAAATTATTGTAAACCCTCATAAAATAAATTAATATGGAATTAGAAAGCTACTACATGCAAATTGATATCTCAAAAGTTGCATATGAATTGGCCGAAGATAGGTTCACAGAACTTATACAATCAGGCAAGATTAAAAACCCTTATGTCCAATTAAGCAACGGAATGAGGTATTCAGATGAAGCTCAAGCAGAATTTGAAGGCTTATACGAATATTTTTGGAACACTATTCACTCAATTGCTCATGATTAATTAACCCTTAAAACAAAACAAGATGCAAGAAACTAAAACAATTTATTCAGTAATGTATGATACAGGAGAACAATACGACGGTCAAGACACTCACATCTACAAAATGTTTGACAACCCTATCCAAGCCTCAAGGTGTGTCACTTGGCTATATGACCAAGTAATAAAGCACGTTACTGGTGTTATACATTTGCAAAGGGATATTCAACAATTAGAATTAGATTATGGTCAAGACCATTCAGATTTAATTAATATAAAAGAACATGAGTTGTTAGATTTGTATGCAAAACCACCTTTAAAAGGTTTCAACCCTGATTACAATGTAATTTTTATTGAAGAAAATAAATTAGAAACAATTTTTATACCTCAAAACTAAAACTATGGGACGCTACTATTCAGGAGACATCAACGGAAAATTTTGGTTCGCTGTGCAATCATCTACAGCTGCCGACAGATTTGGTTCACGTTTTTACGAGCCAAACTATGTGTGCTATTCATTCACAACAGATGAATTGCCAGCCTGCGAGGCAGAGGTACTTGACATTGAGCAATTTTTAGGTGACAAGATTGCCATATTAGACAAGTTCTTTAGTGAAGCAGGTGGCTACAGAGATGATGATTTGTACAAACTTGGTATTACTAATTATGATTTGAAAGAATATGCCGACCTATTACTCGGCAGAGAGATACGAGATTGTATCAAAGAAAATGGTGAATGTAATTTTGACGCAGAACTTTAATCTTTAAACCCTATAAAACAAAACCCTATGACAGCAGAACAATTAATTATCGGTAACAAGTATGTGCCTTTCCAAAAGACAGCAGGTGAATCATTTGAAGATTCATTCTTTATTAGAAACAATTATGTTTTTTTGTACTATCGTGGCACAGACCCATCGTCTGGTAGACATACATTTGGTGGTAGCGAAAGAGGTTCAGGTGGAGGATTTTATAACCCTGGAGATGTATACGAATACATTGAAGAGCACAATGGGATACGAAGAGGTATGGCTGTAACTATTATAAACGATGGATATACCTTCTCAACTTATGCAGATATGTTTGAGCAATTAAGATTTGCAAACAAAAGAAGAAATGACGCTTGGGATAATGATACAGAAGGCGTAGTGTTTGCTATTTCTAAAGTGCCTGATGGCCGAGTTGTATTCGCAGTAAGACATAGTAGTGGCAAGGAATGTTTGATTGAAGCAGCAGGTGTTAGATTAGTAGATGATGTAGTAGATTGCTTGCCTACCAAATGGTTTATTGAAATCAATGAACTCAACAAAGCTGACTTAAAAGAGTGGAGAGGATTTAATATTACTCAAGATTATGGCTACCTATTGTCTGACATACCAGAAGGAAAAAGTCACAGTTTGCCTAACAACTGTGGATACTATGTTAGAACGCTTGAAGAATACCCTGAATACAGATTAATAACCGATGAACAATTTTATAACCAAGTAATAAATAAACCTATGCCACAAATAACACAAGAAACATTACCAGAAACACCACAAGATGCACCACAAGATGCACCACAAGAAACAAAACAATACCCTAAGACACCTGAGGGTTTATATCAAATGACCGTAGACTTACTTGCCTTTGAAGTAGGTGATACAGTTAGAGTAACCCATAAGGTTCCTTCCCACTATAATGGTTGGCAAAACAATTGGTCTGATAGTATGGACGTTTTCATTGGCAGAGAGTACAAGATAGAAGGAATTTTTGAAACAGGTTTTCAATTAGAATATACTGATAGTTACAAATTCCCAATCTACAGCTTAGAGCTTGTCAAAAGAAAAGAAACTCTTAGTACCCACACATTATGTTTTACTGGGGCAAGTGGAAGTATGGAAGATGGCGGTGAATTTGTACACTTTAATAGCCCAATCACAAAGTTATCAGGTAATGATGTGTATTGGTTGGTTCAGTTGTTAATAATGGCAGGTGTTGATAAAAAATATAGTGTATCTACAAAGATATAAAGATAAATGTAATTATAAATTCATATTTTCTCACTAACAAAACAATATAAATTATGACAAACAAAGATTTATTACAGATGCATTTTGATGTACTTAACTTACAAGTAGGTGATGTTGTACAAATAACCCATAAAGTACCTGCTTATTACTTAGGTGTAAGCTATGGGTGGAATGATTGTATGGATAGGTATGTAGGTAGAACTTTCCAAGTAAAAGAAATAAACGAAAATCATATTGGTCTTCATGAAGATGAACATTGGTGTTGGCATCCTGCTTGTCTCAAAGTGGTATCTCGTAAGCCTAAAGATGTAACGATTACCTTTGGGTTAACAGAAGATGGCATTAACCCTGAGTATGTGGCAAAGATTAATGCACAAACTGCATTTGTATACAAGAACGATGGAATGGAATTGTTATGTGACATAGATTTTGATACCGTTGAGATGATATTCAAACATATGAATAAGTTGTCAGGTAAAATGCTTCTAACAAGAGGCGAAGAATAATTTGGTAAATTGTAATTTATTTCTTAACTTTAAATACAACAATCATGAACGCAAAACCGATTTACTCCAACTCATTCAAGAAGTTCTTGTCTGAGTCAGACAGCCGCATCTGTAAAATCTTACACAGGCTTGACCTTAAAGATAGACCATCGTCTATCGTAACAACTAAGGATATTAACTATATAACCAATCGTAAAGAAGGGTTAATCAGTTATCTTCCAAGCAATCGTCCTCACATTATGAACGAAGACTATACTTGGTCTCGTCAAGGTAGAGAGTCAGGCCGTGCAGGTAGAGTTATCCGTAAGTTATTTGATAGCAGGTTTATATCTCGCTATCTAACTGACAAAGACTTTGAGGACTTTACTAATCTGTATCGCTCCGAGTTCAATGGTCAAGGGTTGCAATTTGTTCTCCGTGATGCTGACCAAATTCCAGATGTGTATGATATGGATATCTGTGAGGAAGGTTCACTCGGTAATAGCTGCATGAATGGCGACGGTTGCTATATGGATATGTATTCACACAATAGTGACATGCAAATACTTACATTAGTTAATACAAATGGCAAGTTGTGTGGTCGTGCTTTAGTATGGCACAATGTTATTGCCAATGACGACCGTGATAATCGTATAACAGTTATGGATAGGATTTATACATCCGATGACTTTATGGCTGATATGTTTGTTCGTTATGCAAATGAGAATAAATGGTACTACAAATTTAACTACAAAAGTGGTGGCAATATACAGCAGTTCTTTAACCCTGATGGTGATACGGTTCATTTAGTTCTTAAGGTTAATCTTGACACCGACTTTGGAAGTTATCCATATATTGACACATTGTGTTATGGTGGTGATGGTTTCATAACAAACGATGATGATGCAAGTAGTGCTCATTATTGTTACCAATATACAGGTGGCGATAGATGTGAAAGATATTGGGACGAAATTGATGACTGTAGAATTGATAACAGCGAAGATGTAGTTCACATTGAAAATGGTAGATATAGAAGACACAATACTCATATTGATAATGCTGTAAGTATCAATGGTGAGTGGTGGTGGTGCGATGACGAAGACATTATTGAGGTTGATGGTACTTGGTATGAAAAAAGTGATGACGAAATAGTTGAGGTAGATGGAGATTGGTATCGTACTGACGATGAAAGTATTGCTTATTGCGAATGCGATTATGAATATCACCTCACCGAAGATTTAGTGTACCACGATAGTAGAGGTTGGATACTTCTTGAGAATGCCGTGAAGGTAAAAGATGTTATCTACCACAAAGATGAGGTAGAGGAATTAGTATAATTTAACTTATAAAAAACAAAACAATGGACAACAGAAAACATAAATTAATTGATGTACTATCTGTACAATCAGAGAGTTACAATCAATATAGAATGTTCGCCTACATAGTTAGGGAACTTAAACGCTTAGGCTGTACTTACTATTCTCACAATGGTAACTTGTATGCAACCAAAGGTATTGCTGACAAATATCCGTGTGTTGTTTCCCATATGGATACTGTCCACGATATCGGTGAGGACTTGACTGTGTTAGAGATTGACGGTGTGCTTACAGGTTTCAATAGATATACTATGACTCAGTCTGGTATTGGTGGCGATGATAAGGTTGGTGTGTTCATATGTTTACAAGCATTAGAACATAACGATAACATCAAGGCTGCTTTCTTTAGAGATGAAGAAGTTGGTTGTGGTGGTAGTTATGAGGCCGATGTAGATTTCTTTACTGATTGTAGATTTGTATTGCAATGTGATAGACGTGGCAATAGCGACTTTATTACAAGTGCAAGTGGTGTTCAGTTGTCCAATGATTTGTTTCAATCCGATGTGTTACCTATTGTCACTAAGTATGGGTATAGCTTTGCCCAAGGTGCAATGACAGATGTTATGGCCCTTAAGGAATTAGGTATACAATGTAGTATGGCTAATATGAGCTGTGGTTATTACAATCCCCATATGGATAACGAGTATGTTATTGTTAGTGATGTGTTTGTTACATTGGATATGGTGTTAGATATTATTCACGAGTTACATAAGAATGATTATAACTTTGTATCTGTAAACAAACCATATAAGAAGTATAGCGATATAGGTTATCGTAGTTCTTTTAACCTGCCGCCTGCTAAGTCATACCACAGCCCTTATTATGATTGGGAGCTTGATGATTACAACAAGTCGTTTGGTATTAGCTCATCTTTTTGTGAGGGTTGTGGCATAACCCATAACTTAGATGACTTAAAGTTAGCAGCTGATGTTAACGCAATGGTTTGTAAAGATTGCTTTGATTTGTTTGAATTTAAATAAAGATGTTTTGTTTTGATAAGAGTCGGGGGTTTGATTGTTTTCCCCCTTCTCTTTTTCTATCACTATCATCTTTCTTCTTTTGTATGAAAAAAAAATTAATTTTAATTATTTTGTGCATCCCAATTGGTTTTGGAATGCCTTTTAAGTATTGGCTTATCAGCTATGTTTTATCAATTATTTATGGATTCTTTAAATTTAAAAACTATGGAAAACTTAACACACCTACCCGACCATCTAAAAAGATTGGCAATGATGACGACTATTTTGGAAGCATGCCATAAGTCTGCTATGTGCAGCGATATGCTCAATATGTTGTACAATGATGTACTTATGCAATGCCATGCTGAAGGGGTTAAACTATGTACCCTGTTCCCTGATGCTCAAACTGAGCCAAGTTTCTATAGCGACGAGCAAATAGAACAATTGGAACAAGAGCAATATGAAATTATTAGAAGAGATGTAATTAACGAATAAAACCCTTTATTATGGAAAAGTTTAAAGTAACTAAAGAAAAATTTTTAAATTGGTATTTTGGAGATCCAGAAAGTCGCATTAATTTTGGTAATAATGCTATTGAAGAATTAGAGTCATTTGGCAAAGTAACTGTAACGGTACAAGGATTGTTTGATACCTGTGGGTATATTCCTCAATGGATATGCGAAGACCAATCAATCAATGACGATGATGATTTAGATGTATGGCAAGTAGAATTAATTTAATTAACTTTTAAAACTAAAAATGTATGATGATTCAATTGGGTAAACCCCACACCGTAAAGAGAGAGCGTAAAGTATATGAGAGAATTTGTGCTAACCCTGATTGTCTAAAGGACTTTGTAACCCCTAATAAGTCAACTATATATTGTCGTAAGGGTTGCCAACCACATAAACATAGTAAGGGGTTAGTAGCACCAAGCCACGATGAACCACTACCCGTAGATGAACGAGGGTTCTTTGATGCAGATTCATTCTGTAAAAGGTATTACGAAGATGGTAGGCCACAAGGTGGCGTACGCTACGGAGACACAACAATTCATGTATTATCACAAAAATAAAAACTATGACACCTGAAATTAGATTTAAGAAAATGTACGAAGATTTATTAGTTAAGTATACCGAACTACACATTAAATACTCTGAGTTACTTGACAAACATTATGAGGAAGAAGCATTGGCCATATCATTGGCCGATGACCTAAGTGATGACCCCTTAAAGAAAAGAAATGACAACTAAGAAAACCAAATCATACTCTATGGGCTACAGAAAGAATATGTCTGTAGACCCTCAGTATGTAATGAATAGGTGCTTGGAGTTTTATGGGTATACCTACGAGGAGTTTATATCAAAAGAGAAACCCTCTATAAGATTGTCTAATTGTAAAAAGACAACCCTGTTATTGTTAAGACAACTATGTGGGTATACTTGTAAGCAAATGAGTGAGATGTTCTACCTTAATATAAAGAGCTGTATGTATTTAATAGATAGGTCTATTACCTTAAGAAAAGAAGATAAAGAATACAGAAAAGAGTTTAATACTATTAAGAACTCTATATTAATTAGGACACGAGGGTTAAGAAAAAACATTACTATTGGGGCGTAATATAGGGTATGAAGAAGACTGCAAAGTATTATGCTTCACACCCAGAAGCAAGAGCAAAGAAGAAGTCATACGATTCTAAGCTAAACAAGAAGCCTGAGCAAGTTAAGAAACGAGTAGAAGCTAATAGAGCTAATCGTAAAGCAGGAACTTATGGTAATGGCGATGGAATTGATATGGCCCATACTAAGAAAGGCATCGTTAAGAAGAAGCAATCAGTTAATAGAGGAAGTAAATCAGATATGCCTGGCGATAAGAGAGCAAGAGGAAAGAAGTGTGGTTGCAAACATTAGTATGTGGATAAGTCAAGGATAACTTAATTAGGAAATGTAATATAACATTTTGTATCTTTGCAATAGACATCAACACATAAGAAGTTTATCGGGTCTTCTTGTTGGTGTCTTTGTTGTCTAAAACCTGAGCGTAATATATAATTATCAACCTGTTGCAGCGGTTTTTTTTAACTTATTGGCTTTTGAATGAAGAGTAGCTGCAACCTACTCAGATTTCTTAAGCCTTTTTTCTTTATGAACCATAATTGGTATGCGGTAATAACTGCTAAAGTCTTAATGGCAAAAGACTTATCTTCAACCCAAAAGTTACTGATGGCTTTAATAAGTAACCTATCTAATGAGAAAGGGTATTGCTATGCGTCTAACAAATATCTTGGCGAATGCTTAGATATTAGCCAAATCACAGCAAGTAAAAACATATCCGAATTAGAAGAGAAAGGTTACCTGTCAAGGGTGCTTAACATTGACCCTATTAGTAAAGAAATTAAGATGAGGGTATTGGTAATTAGAGAGCACCCAAACACATTTGGTATGGTTGAAAAAGGAAAGACCTCCCGTCAAAAAAGGAAAGACCCTATGGTTGAAAATGACCATACCCCTATGGTTGAAAAGGGAAAAGATAATAACAAAGAATTAAAAACAAATATAATAACAAATAGAATAGATTTAGATACTAATTGTTTTAACCCATTAGATGATGATTCATGGATAGGGTTGATTCCTAAGAAGTAATTTTTTAACCCTATAAATTATATATTATGAATGGAACTGATTACTTAAACACATTGTCAACCAATATGCAACAGCATTGGCTACGAGAGGTAGCTGAATTAGATAACCCTATATCGTATCTTACTTCTGATTACGATGAATTTGAACACTTCTTAGGTATCTTTGATTGGTCAGATTCTATTATGGGTTACCCATTCTGGTCAGGGTTTTATAACAAGATTGTTAACGAGGCTAACTTAGAGATAGCTATAAACAAATATGAAAATGGCAAATCCGATAACTAAAATCAAAGCAATCAAGGATTTCGTAGAAGATATCCTTAGAGATTATCCTCAAGCAAGGGATAATGACAACTATCTTTGTTGTGTTGTATGGCACAAACAAGTACGAGCAAGTAACCAAGGTGATGTAACATTTGAGAACTTCTTAACGATGTATAGCAATAGCTTGTTAGCATCATCTGATTCTATTACAAGGGCTGCTCGTAAGATTAAAGAAACTAAACCTGAGTACAGGGGTAAGAACCACGAGGAAAGAAAACAATTAGAAGTACAAACAAGATTAACTATTAATAAACTTTAAAACTAAAAACTATGTTTAAGAAAACACAAACAACAACACTTGAAATGAATGCAAGTGAAATGCTTAAAAAAGATTTTGAAAAATTTAAAAGCGAAACATTAGAAATGATAGGTGAGGAATTACCTGACTTTGTTTCATCTATGTTAGAAATGGCTTATAAATGTGGGTATCACGATGGTTGTATATCATTAGGAGAACAGATAGCAAGTTCTATGGGTGGTGATTTTTCTAAATCTTATTCAAAAGATTAATATGACAGCATTAATAACACTTTCTTTTTACATAGCCCTATGTATATACTTAGGGTTTAAAAAACGTAAACTATGAGACAATTAATTTATTGGGAAGTAGAACACCTACTTAAAATGGCAAACATATGCAACCCTGAGGTTACTAATTCTATAACGGATAACATCTGTAAGATTGCCAAGGAACATTACGAAGGCAAAGAAGATGAGACTAATGTAGTTAGGAAAGGTAGATGGTACGATAAGATTGTACCAAGATGGTTTGATAACGAAAGTAAATTTTAATATATGCCAAGACACAAACACACAGACGCATTTGAATTGTTTGATGAAGTATCAAACCTATACCGATACAAGCCTAAGAAAGACTTTGAGGGTTACTTTAATAATATGAGAAAGGTAGTTGCTAACCACTACAAAAGGGTTAGACGAGAGCTATACCACTTTACCCCAAGGTCTATCACAAGGATATACGAGTTAGGAGAAAAGATATTATTCATTGAGTCTGAAGAGTTTGAAGGTGCGTATTATAAATATAGTAATTCACAATCTAAAAAATAAAAATCATGGCAGCAGAAAGAGCATTGTCTACAAATCAAATAGAATATAAAAATATATTAATACCTATAGAAGGTACAGACCCTGTTGAATATTCTCAATCATCTGTATTAGTTTCATTCCATTCTACTTTAGATATGGCAACTATTAATTCTGTAAGCACTTTCATTGATGAGTATGGTGAAGTTAACGATCATTACACAGTTGTTAGTTTGAACAATGGCCAAACAGTAGTTTTAGACCAAGCGTGGGAAGAAGTAAACACTAAATATATATCTTATTTAAATGGCGGATAATACATACATAAAAATATACGACGCTGAGATAGTAGACAACACAATAGTAATAAAGAAGATAGTAATACTTGACGATAACGATAAGATAATTAGAGAGGCAACATTAAACAAAGACATATTAAACCTATTAAAAAATCTACAATTCTCAACCAAATGGCACAAGGTGCTGACCGAATTCACCATAGACACAAACCCTTTAGAACTTTTAAAATGATAACCATTGTTAAAACAAAAGACAAACAACTATTTCAAGAGAGCATGAAAATTGCTTTCTATGATGACTTAGATTTAAAGAAGTACCACATTAAACCTTCAGATAACTATGAAGATATGGTCAAAGACTCCTATTTTAATATAGGTGTGGCCAAAGGTGAACTCGGTGCTGAACTTTATGTTGTTTACTTTAAAGGTATTTTAATAGGGTTTAGTTGTATTATACCAAAACTATCTATGTTATATTCGTTTGGTATCAATATAAACTATAGGAAGAAAGAAATTTTAAGGGATTGGATTAATGGAATACAGGATATAATTTATTCTTATTCTGGACATATGAATGTATTATTGTATTCTAAAAACACAAGAGCAATTAGTTTCTTTAAGAAGAATGGCTTTGGTATTATCTTTCAGAATACTAAGATAATGGATAGTGCACCTGCTACTATGCTTGTTAAGTATAAATTTGTAAATGCTTATAAGATGGTAAACGAATTAGAATTTGAAGAAGGACTTGGATAATTCAAAACAATTAACTTAATTTTGTAAAAACAATAAATATGAGCAACGAAAACTCAATCAGATTTGAACCTAACCCTAAGGGATATATGTTAAAGGGAGACCTTTTGTATTGCGATGTTTATTGTGAAGACCAAGAACAAGAAGCAGCGTTTGAAGCTATGGGATTAAAGTCATCTAAGATGCATACATCTTTATGGATGGACTTTGTCTTTGACATGAGCGATGTAATGGCTGCTAAAATGTGTGGACCTGTACCAGGCTGCGACTATATTAATTTGACTACTGTGTATTTCAAGTGCTCTGCATACGACAACATGGTTTTAGGTATTTATTTTGAAGACTTTATTGCAAGCTGGGCTGAATGGAAATCAATCAAAAAACCAAAAAAATAACCCTGTGTCTAAATTCACAAGTTGGGATACCAACCACAACCCAAAAGAAAATCATTCAGCAATGTCTGATGACATGATGATTTCTATGTTTGAGTCAAAGCCTTTCAAGAATAAAGGGTTTATGAACTCGTCCGATGCATTAGAGAACCTCAAGAAATACAGAGAAACAAAAGAAGAAAAGTATAGAGACGCTATACTTGTAGGTAACCTCAAGTTACTTTATCACCTATCAGTTAAATGTTGGACTCCTGGCTTTCAACTATCCGACCTATTTCAAGAAGCTTGTATAGGGTTTATAGATGGGATAGAAAAGTACGATGAAACCAAGGCAGTAACCAAGGACGGTAAAGCTAAGATAAGTTCTTATAGTTATTTCTATGCTAAGAAATATATCCTTGCCTACATTGAGGCTAACTTTAATTCAATTAAGTTTACAAGACGACCACTAAGAGCGTCACAAAAGATTAAGAAGTTAATAGAGAAAGCAGTAAAAGAGTTAGAAGTTAATGAATCAATTATCCCTTATGACCACTTGCTACAGAATGCAAGCAAGATGGAATTACGAGGAGCATTAGAAATATCTAAACCTCAAATGTCTTTGTCACGATCTATAAGTGACTCAGAAAATTCAGAGATATATTTAGAGGATACGATATCAGATAAGAATGAAGCAGAGAATAGAATAAACTTTGACCTTAACTTAGATATAGTGTATGATATGATAACATCACTTAATAGAAAGTCAGAAAGATTATTGCTGTCTAAGTTCCATTTAATTGATGAAGACTTTATTTATGTATGCTTTGAATATGGAATGGGAGAATATGAAGGCAACTTATTTGTTGAGGACTTAATATCCCATCTAAGAAAATCTTTAAAATAATCCACAAATATTTTGTTATTTCAAAATAACTTTGTAGATTTGTAAAAATATTTTTTAACACAAACACAAAACCGATTATGAAAAACCTGTACAAAGCTCTCGCAGCTTTCCAACAAGAAGTCCCTGTAATTCACAAGGGTACTCAAGGGTATGGATACAGCTACGCTGACCTACCTGCAATCTTTAGCATCATCAACCCATTAATGAAAAAGCATGGCTTAGGGTTTACGCAGATGATGACAGACATTGGACTACAAACTACAATCTTCCATTGCGAAAGCGGTGAGAACATTAGTTCAGTAGCAACCATTCCTCAAGGTGTTCAGCTTAAAGGTATGAACGACTTCCAAGTATTAGGCTCAGCAATTACTTACATTCGTAGGTATGCATTGTCATCAGCACTTGGGTTAGTTACCGATAAAGATACTGACGCATCTGGTGAACAAACATCAGCACCTGCTAAAACTTATTCTAAACCTAAACAAGACTTATCATTCTAATGGCAAATCAAATATTTATGGATTGGCTGAGCTCACCTGAGTTCCGCCTTTCCTTCTCAACGGCAAAAAATTTATTAGAGTCTCCTGCTAAATTCCAATGGGAGATAACAAACAAACTTATGTACGAACCTGATGAGCCTACTGAGGCAATGAGATTAGGTACACTTATTCATACATTGGTATTAGAGCCACATGAGTTCGGTAGTAAGTTTGTTATATCCCCTGAGTTCGGTAGAACTAAAGCAGAACTTGAAGCTAAAGCTGAGTTCTTCAAAGCTAACGAAGGTAAGATAGTAGTTAAAGACAAAGAGGTAGACAAAGCAGAGCGTTGCATTAAATATATCCCTGATAATGTTATGGACATCATCAATGCTGGCAAGACTGAGTTTGTAATTAACCAACCCATATCTACGTTACCTTTCAAAGGTATTATAGATTGCTATACTGATAGGGTTATAGAAGTTAAGACTACAAGCGAGTCATCTGCTGATAAGTTAATTGCTTCTTTCTTTAACCTTAAGTATCCTATGCAAGCTGCTATCTATGGAGTACTTGCTAAGAAAGAGTTTGGGTTAGATTACTATCCTAATACTACTTACTTGATTATCCAAACAGTAGCTCCTTACAGAGCTTACTTTATAGAAGCTGATAAGGACTATCACTTGTATGGTCAGAAGTTATTAGATAATGCATTAGCTATCTTTAACTACGCAAAAAAAGAAGGCTTATGGGATAAAGGTTGGGATATCCAATCAATCGGATTACCACCATGGGCATCAAAACAAATTGAAGAATAACAGCCCTAAGTACATGGGAACTCGAAGCACAGCCGTGGCATACCATAAGAACTGCCCGCTCCTAATCGTTGGTAGGCTTTGTTGGCAACTCAAAGGTGTATAGATAAAAGTTGCAAATAGTCAGGTGGCGGAATTGGTAGACGCAGCTGTGATGATTTTGCTGGAAGGTGAATCTCCTTTAACTATAAGCAGGGTAAATCAGTTCTCAATTATCATACAGGTTCAAATCCTGTCCTGACTACAAAGTGGTATATAGACGAAAATGAAATTCCTGCTGTGATGTTAACTTAATCAGCACATTCAGAAGTAGAAATGAACAACCG